TGGAAAACCCTTAAAGGCTCCTGTGTGTCCGTAAAACCTCGTAAATAGTCAAACTCACACTTAACCGTGTATCAATTATTATTACTCCAAGTAATTGTCCCTATTTCCTGTAATTTAGCCATTACCATGTCGGCAACTACCCTTAGGTTGTCCTCCACAGTTGCTATATTATCCTGGATCCTGTCCACCAACCTTACCTCATAATTTACCTGGTTTGTGTAGTTACATGTATCTAAGTAACCACTACTACCACTACCAGGAGTAATAATAATTGCAGGCAGGCTTATACCTCCCTCTACTTTTACATCGTAATTATAAACAGCACCCACTCTTTTGTCGGTGTTTTTGATCTCCAACATTTTATTGTATATAGTATCTCCTATTGTTTTAAAACTATATGTGGTCGCTGTCATTAGTTAAGTTTTTCGGATAAAGCATTTTTTATTATTTCTTTAAACTCAGGCACATGCTCAGTATATCACCTTTTTAAGTAGTATTTTGTCCATGGGTGTAGGTTATTTTCGTACTCTCTCCTACGAGAATATGCAACAGGGCTACCCACTATGGCTATACCTTGTTTTACACTATCCCAATTATGGCTTATACTCCTTTTTAAAGTACCTCACTGCCTACCGTTTTTGTACTCTCCTACTGGTGCATTTTCTTTGGCATAGTTTTGGACCTTTTGGCTTATTTTTTGTAGTAATAATTCCACGGAAAAACCAATATTTTGGCTTAACTGTCTTACTTTTTCTATATCGCCGTCGGCCTTTACACTAACTACCATTAGATTTTTGTATAATTACTTTGTAAAAATTCCTTTTTGTACCTTGCCAGTCCTCAATGTTATTTACTATGTAGTCTATACCGTCAATTACTAATTTATCACCAACCCTTAGGCTTTTTTGTGTGTACATTTTTTTTACATTGTACATTGTGCCTTGTTCAAAACCGTCCTTAGTACCAACTGGCTGTATTGCACATGCAAACATAGCACCAGCCGTATAAGTACTTACCTGGTTGGCATCCCTTGTATAGGTGTATAATTGTGCTTTTTTATTAAATAACATGCTCATTTTTTAGCAAGGCAAATTAAAATTTTTATATTTATCCAGCAAAGCTTTAAATTTAAAGTATTGCTCCTCAGGTGTTTGGTTGTTTATTGTACCAAAGCTTATACTCTCGTCGCCAAGCCTATATTGGCTTACACCTTGGTAGTCTTTTGTCTGCCACATACCACCTGCAAGCATCATTACCATAGTTTTTATATCCTTTGGTAACTGGTCTACTGTTGCATCACCAACCAAAGCAGCTCTATTATAACCTCGTTTATATTTTATTCTCATAAACCCAAAATTGTCGTTTACACTCAAACTTTTAAATATTACTTTACGATCCTGTACAATTATGTAGTCTGTACCAAGTACACCATTGTAGTCTGTACCGTCTACCTGTAATATGCTTTGTACTGGCTTATTTGTTAAGTATATATTTAGGCCATTAAGGTTTGTATAAACTTTTCTAAGGTCTACTAATTCCTCACCCTCTGTTTGATCAAAAGTAGTTACTCCACATAATTTGTTTAGTAATTCCTCAGCACTTTGTAATAAAGTGGTTAGGGTGCTGTCGCTTTGGTCTCAGCTTACACCTATATAGTCTTTAAACTCTGCAAGTGTTACATACATAGTAGCATTATTTATTTTTAAAACTCTTTTTTACTGGCTTTTTTACTATTTCCTCCTCCTCATTTTCTGTATTTTCTATTGGTCCGTTTTCTTTTTCCTCGTCAGGTACCAACTCAAACAAGCTTTTATAATTTCTCAATAGCTCGTCTGCTTTTTCTGTTTCAAAAGTAGCACCAGGCTTTACCATTTCTTTACCATTTACTGTGCTAACTAATTGCTCTGTATCGGATATGTTTAATAAAGTTTTTAGCATTTTTACTATTTATAATATGTAAAGGCTTTACCAAGGAGGGTACATGGTGTACCCCCTTAGCAAAGTTATATAGTACAATTAGACAGTTACATTTATACCTGCTGCAACAGTTGTACCAAGTCCAGCTACTCAGTTTGCAATAGCAAAACCAAATTCCATAGTAGCTACCAAGTCAACTCATTTTCCAGGTACTTTAAATGCATCAATTTCCAATGGTTGTCCAAATCAGTATTGTACTGCTGGTTTATAAATAATTCCAAAAGATCATTTAGTATTATTAGATGCAGTAGCACTTACTTTACCGTCAGCCTCAGCCAAAGGTCGGTCTCTTGCAACTAAAATGTCAATGTTCCATATCTTAGCCAAAATACCACTTGCAATAGTTGCATTTGGTCCAAATTTATCCATTGTTACTACCTCTGTTAAAGCCAAAGTTTTCATGTATACAGAGCTTGGCATTAAAATTAACAAGTCTTGTAACATGCTTTGGTATCATGGATCCAATAAAGCCAATACAGCCAAAAAGTCTCCACTATCCAAAGTACCAGCATTAACTGTTTTAGAGTTGTTTATAGCCAATTCTCTAATACCGTGGTCGTTTTGTAAATAGTAAAGTCCTGTTGTAGGTGCTGCATCGTCGCTGTTTACATTTCCAGTAGATCCTGTTTCAGCATCTCAGTTTATAATTACAGCATCAATAGTCCTTGCAGCTGCTCTGTTTATTCTTTCTCTAATTAGAGCCTCTAATTGAGCAGGTCCATAATTTAACTCTCTTTTTGACAAAGACACTGTTAAAATGTATTGTCATTGTGTAATAGTAACTGCTCATGTAGCAGGTCCATTGTTAGCAGGTGTAACAAAAGCACCAGCTCATGTAGTCCACTCTGTGTTACCTTTAAATAGTTCTGCCTCTCATATTACAGGTACTTTTGCACTAATAGGCATGTTATTACCATGGTTACCTGGTAACAATGGCAATAATTTTGAGTACTCAGGTACTAAGTCCAACATTGGATCTAACATAACATTTGTTGGTATAAGTTCAGTACCAAAAGCTGTTGCTCATGTGTTCATAACCTCGTTGGCTTTTACATCCTCAGCAACATTTACATCCTCTACAAAATTAGGATCCCAAAGCTTTTTAGCTTTTACTGTTAATTCTTTTAAATTCATTTTTAAAAAGATTTACAAATTAAATAGATTTTGCTAATTGGGCTACTGCTCAGTAACCTTTTTTAGCTTTTTCTGCTGGCCTTTCATAAATAAAACCAGTCTTTACTGCCGTATTTTCTACGGTTTCGTTTAATTGGTTTAATACCTCTACACATCCTTTTATAAGGTCTGTGGCATTATCCAATTTTTGTGTTAGATCAGCAATTTTTTTATCCTGCTCCAACATTTTGGCCTCATAATCAAACTCAGCCTTTTTTTGCAAATCTACATTTACGGCTTTTTCAGCTTGGTCTATTTCACCCTCGCTTGTAGCAGTTTCAGCTACATTTTCAGATGGGTCCGTTGTTTCCTCGCTTATTTCAGTATTATCTACTGCCTCGTTTGGCTCTGCCTCAGGCTCTACATTTTCAGCCTCAGGCTCTGCTGGTGTTTCCTCCTCATTTTCCTTTGTTTCCTCGCTTTCTACTGTTTCCTCGTTTTCTACACTTTCCTCGTTTTCCTCTGTGGTTTCCTCGCTTTCTGTTATTTCGTTTATTTCTTGTAAAGTGTCGTCCTCAATTAAGCTTGTATCTACCTCGTTTGGATCTGTTGTTATTTCCTCGTCTGTATTTTCTACTGGTTGCTCAGGCTCTACTGTTTCCTCCTTTACCTCCTCAAAGCAATTTGCCATGCTTTTTGTTAAGGCATAAGGGTTCATAGGTATACTTACCAAGCTAATTTCAAAAAGCTCTAAATCTTTTATTATTTGCTCCCAACCTGTTACATCCCCTTGGTCGTCTTTTACCTCGTTTATTTCATAGTCTTTTATACGGTAACCAATACTAAAAGCTCTAAGCACTTTGTTTTTTAGTTTACTAAATACACCGTCTGTGTCCTCAGTAATTTTTGCTTTTACATATAACCCTTTGCTGTCTATTGTAGCCTGTGTTACTAAACCAATAGGCTTGTCTGTATCATGCTGCAATAACACTACTGGGTTTGTCATGTATAGATCCAAGGCATTTTTAAAAGCTGTTGGCTCTACAATGTCTTTACCTCTGTCCTTATCTTTTGTAGAGGCATAACCCTCAATTTCTACCCCTACTACTTTGTCATTTTCTACAATTTCATTAACTGACTTGGTAGTAATTTGGAAAAAATCTTGGTTTTTAGTTAATTTTACTTGCATTTTACTATGTTAGTTTATAAATCAAAATCGTACTCCATAGAGCAACGGCAATTAACACCCTCTGGGCATATTTCCACACCCACACTTGGGTACACATAGTCCAAAGGTTTTCGCCCCTCGTCCTCGCATGCCATGTGCTCAGGCCTTACTCTTGCATCGTTGCAAGTTAGCCAATATTTTTTAACATTAACACCTACACTGTTTAACTGCTGTACAGGCATATAGTTACCATACTCGTATGCTTTACCAATTTCTGTGGTCGCTATTGTCCTTGCCCTTGCTTTGCTAAACACCCTTGGCTGTATAGCCTCAATATTTTTTGCTACCTGCTCAGGTGTTAGGCTGTTGTCTATACCGTCTTTAAGCACACTTATTACCTCAAATTTAGTAGTGTGGCTTATAGATCATTTATAGTTACTCAGGTTTAATTGCCCAAATTGTGTTGCATAGTCCGTTATTGCCTCAGGGTAGTAGCTAAACCCATTTTGTGCCAAAACCTTTGCCCATTTCCTGTACCTTTTTTTGTATCATTTCTCCACAGCATTGCTTACTGGTTTTACTACATCCAGGATCATGTCATTAACTCACATAGCCCTCCAAAACCCTGCCAATGGCTCGCCTCAATATTCCTCGTCCCAGCTTTTTTTTAGTGGGTATATGTGGACATGCTCATTGTTTAACAAGTCATAGCACAAATTTATGTTATACTTGTAGTTATTGTATAGGTCCTCCAAGTTTTCCTGCAAAAACTTATATTGCTTGGCTAAACTCTTTTGGCAAATTGTATAAGCCTTAACCTCGTATTGCTTTATCCTCCTGTAATTAGCACTTATTGGCATTATACCTCGTTAGGATCTAAAACAGCATCCAATGCTATATCCTCTAAAAGTACAGCATTACGGCTGGTTATATGTTTATCACAATTTGGCTCATTGCTTGGCTCTAACCCCCTGTCAACTCTTACCTCATTTATGGTTAGTATACCACGGTCTATATCCTGTCTTTGCCCCTCGTATCGCTCCTGTGTTTCCTCTAATTGCTCACCGTCGCATTTTATGTATATGCTCTCCCACATACCAGGCACAAACATTTGTAATAGTTTGTTTAGCATGTTTTCAAAATCTACCTCGTATGGTCTAATTGTACCCTCTAAGTACTCTTTCCTTTGCTCCCTACCGTTAGAGTAGTTTACATTATCTACATAACCAAGTATTGACTTTGGCACCCCAAATACTGCTGCCACTTTTTCTGTGGTCATGTGCCTTTGGTTTATAAATTCCATATCCCTTGGTGTTAAACTTAGTATTTTTATATCTTTTACACCTCATGCAATTAAAGTTTTGTGTGCATTTTCGCTACCTTTATATTGTAGGTCAAACTGTTCCTTAGCATTTTGCATCTCCTCTTTGCTTAGCTCACCGTCCAATAATAACATGGCACTTGGTATAGCACTATTTTGATATAAAGCATAATTTGTTTTGCTTGCCTCCAAATCGCTTAAACCGTCATAAATAAGGCTATGCAAAAGCCCCATACCATTATTACTATTGTTTACATCGTCCTCCAACTTAAAAAAAGCTATTTGATCAGGTGTATATGTTTTAGTCTCACCAGTTTTTGTACTTGCTGTAAATTTGTATATATTACCATATTTGTCTGTATATTTGGTAATTACACGGCTGTCTAATACTTGAAAACTTACAACCTTACCAGCCATATTTTTTACTGGTACTATGTATACCTCACCACTACATAGGTAATTTCTAAAAACATCTACCTTAAATTTTAGCCAGGTAGGTGTTTTAAACATCCTCCAAACCTCTGCTGTCATTTCGGCATTATCTACTATTTGGCTGTCATTGTCCAATAAATATATACCATTTCTACCAACAGAGTTTGATATTTTCCTTACACATTGCCTAATGTCTCCATTGGCTTTGTATAGATCGTAAAATATATTTTGGTTTAGTACAAAATCTCCTATAAGCGATAGGCCCCTGGTGCTACCCAAAAAGCTTTTTTTACTTTGTGGCTCCAATTTTTTAGCCCTGTTTATTTCTAATCAAAACACCCTCATGTATTTTGCTTGGTTATAAATTATAATTGTGTATAATCACAAACTCAAAATTACAAAGCTAATTGGCAAAACTACAAACAAGTAAAAACAATAGGGTAGTCCTTACCTGTTAAAGTTTTGCCAACTGCTGTATTTTTGCCCTTAAAATGTCAAGGTTTATTTTTCCTCGTCTGTTTCCTCGTCCCTTTTTATGTCTAATTTAGGTAACTTGGTTAGGTCTATATTTTCTACTGTCCAACCCTCAGGCAAGGTTATTTTTTCTAATTCCTTATAAGCTAAGTGGCAGTTTGCTTTTGCCTCGTTTAAAATATCTACCCATGTATTGTATCGCTCCACAGTTTTTCTTATTAACTCTTTATTTTGTACTGTTTGCCCTACAATACTCCTAACACGGCTAATTTGCTGTGCCATTAAGCTAAATTGTGCCATTGCATCCACTTGGTCTTTTAGGGTTTTTGTTTCCTCCACTGTAAAGTGTGTCTCGTCTACTTTTGTATAAAGTTTTGCCATTATAATATTTTAACAAATAAAAATGCTATTTTCTATTGCTCTCGCTCCTCCTGTAATTTGTCCTTTTTGTGCTGTATATAGCACCAAAACTCATACAGGCTTATATCCGTTATAGGTTTTACATCCTCGCCCAGGCTACTGCCTTGCTGTACAAACTCCATTACTAAGGCCTCACATGCCAATAGATCCAGTGCCTCGCTTTTAAAGGGTACCCAATGCCCCCTTTGGTTTATAGGTTTTTTAAGCTTTTTATTACTCATGGTGCTAAAATGAGGATATAAAAAAGCCCTTGTTTTGCTCTGTTATACTAAATAACATTGCATCTATACGGTCGTCATGCTCTGCATTTGGGTAGCTTAGCAACTCGTCTACTAATTCCTCAGTGCCAGGTGCAAAGTATATTTTGTGGTCCTCAAACTGTATTTGTTTTTCCATTAGCCTGGTCGTTTTATCTTTGGTGGTCTTTTGCTCTTGCACAGCCAACCCCATGTCCTTAAATATAGTTTTGAGTACTGCCTGGTATGCTACTGTCTCTACTACTACACGGCTTGCTTGCCATTTTTCATATAAAGCCCTAACTATTGCTGTGGCCCTTTTTATGTTTTTCTCCTCACCCTCTAAGCCCAAGCACTCCAATATGTATTTACGGTCGCTTAAAAAGCCTGCCACACATATACCAAACCTGTCGCTGCCTGTTTTCTCACTTACGGCAGGATCTACACCAATTTGTACTTTATCAAACTTGTAGCTTTTGCAGTTGCTGTCCCACTGGATCATGTCCCTGGTAATTATGTGCTGGCCTTGTAGGTATGGCTCCAATAAGTAGTTTTGCCCAAAGCTTATAGCTCCAAGTCTCCTCCTCTCAGTCTCCAAGCTTGTATATCTTTTATTTACCTCGTATATGCCTTGGTTTAGCTCCTGTGCCTCTTTGTCTGTTTCTACAAACCTGTCCCAAACTATTTGCCCTTGTTTATCGTATATTGGTAGTACTATTACCTGCCATGCTGGATCGTTTTTTATGTGCTCCTCAAACCTTGGTACTATACCGTCCTCGTATATAGTATTACCCAAAAATATTATTTGGGTGTCTCATGTAGTACCTCAAAGCACCTCGTTTAGCATAAACTCAAAATTTTTGTCTATTTTTTTACGGCTTTGACAACTGGCTATTGTATCTACATCGTCAAATATTATTAAATCAGGCCTATGCTTACCGTCGCTGGCTGTGTAGTTTTTACCCCTTGGGCTTGTACCCAACGACATGGCCCTTACATAGCACTCGTTTTCAGTTACAAATTTATCTAACCTTTTTATTTTTTTCTGTCCACCTCTTACTGCATAGTCAGGGTAGTAAACATTACCAAAGTCCCTTACAAACCTTGCCCCATTGTCTGTATCCCCAATAAAGCTATTTGCTATATAGGTTAGGTTTTCCTCTGCATTATCTATATTTTGGCTGTACCACATTATGTTACGACGGCTTTTGTAGGCTATACAGTAGTTTACATACATTTGGGCAATGGTAGTTTTTGCACTACCTCTAAACCCTTTAAAATATACATTTTTACCACTCTCTAAGGCCTCGTAATATTCAACCAAACATTTTGGTGTATCAAAATTGTAATACTCCCTAAAATAATAATTACAGTAGCCAAAAAAATCTTGCTGGTAGTAATACCTCCTAAAAGCTTTGTCGTTTTGTATTTTATTTATTAGATCCTCCATATTTTTGTTTAATATAATTACTTATAAGCTCCTTGTCCTCGTCGCTCAATTCCTCATTATTATAGTTTTTGTTAGTATTGCTTGTTACCTTGGTAGGCTCTCCCAATTCCGTTTTTACTGCATTGAGCCCCTTTACTACTTGGTCCATGTCTATTTTTTTACTCTTTGCTATTCTCTCAATAGCCATGTCTATTAGGTCAAAAAAGTCTAATTTCATTTGTATTAGCCTCTCCATGGGTATTTCTTTTGCTAACTCTTTGGCACTCTTTTTAGCTGACCTCTCAATAGCCATGTCTACTATTTTTTGCTTGTAAAGCTTTTTGTCTTTTGTCCATCAAATCGTATTATTTTTTATTTGGTTGCTATTTGCCAATTTCTCGCCGTATTTGGCTTTTAAAAAGTTGCTTATTTCGTCTATGTCACTCTCGTAAAACTCCTGTTTTAGCTTTGCAAAATCGTATTTCATTTTTTATGGGTTTAGGATAAAATTTTTGTACAAAAAAAAGCACAGCAAAAACTGGCCTTGCTATGCCTTTACCATAATTGTGCTTTGTACATTTTTTACCATTTTCCACTACTTTTGGTTTTGTAAAAGTAGTGAGTTAGTTACTATGTAGGTCAATGGTGATTATATATATTTAGTTTTAGATTTTCAACAAAAAACTATGCAGTTTTTTATATTTACTTTTTACTAAAAATATATATAATATTGTTAATTGACCTACACAGGGTATAGATCAACTCACTGAGCTTTTACCCTTTGTAAAATAATAACCATGAAAATTACGGACAAACTTATTGCCAATTATGAGCAGTACATGAAAAACAAAAACCGAGTACAAAGTACTATTGACCACAATTTATGTGCATTGCAGGGATACGTAAAGTACATGAGGCCCAAAACCACAAACGATATTACGCTTGCTACTATTGAGGCCTACAAAACATTTTTAGGAAAATGTAAGACGCCAAAAGAGAGTATTTACTATGGTATTTATGAGTATTTATGCCCCAGGACTATTGCTGGTAAGATCCAAGCAATAAAAAATTTTGTAAAATATCTAAACACAATATACAACACTGGTTTAGATTACAACAAAATAGCCAGCCCAAAAGTAAAAAGCCAAACTATAAACTTTTTGGAGGAGGAGGAAATACAGCAATTTATACAGCATATAGACCAGGTGGAAAAATACGAGATAAACAGGCTAAGAGGTAAATTACTTGTTACCATGGGCTATACTACTGGTATGCGTCTAAGTGAAATGTTAAAGCTGACTTTGGACCAGTGCCTAAACTTTGACCATTTTACAATTATTGGTAAAGGTGGCATAGATCGTTTGGTATTTATTACTGAGCAAACAAGGGAGCTTTTAATAAAGTACTTAGAGGAGAGGCAAAAGCCTATACCTTGGACATGATACGTAGGTATAAACACAGCAGACCAGGACTATGTATTTATTAGCCATAATCAGGATACCCGAGGTAAACCTATACAAAAAAATAGCGTTTGTGGGCTATTTAAAAAATATAATGAGGGCCTAAACTGGGACAAAAAAGTAACGTGCCATGTTTTACGCCATAGTTTTGCTACCCAGCTTTTAGAAAAGGGTATAGATCTAAGACAAATACAACTTATGCTTGGCCATGCAGATATAACCACTACACAGAGGTACACCCACGTAGCAGATACAAGGCTACAAGCTACCCATCAAAGTGTTTTTAGTAGTTTTAAACCAGTATAACTCACCAATAGCATTTGCTTGCATTTGCTACCATTTGCTTGCATTTGCTACCATTTGCTATTTTTGCTTAGGGCTACGAGCAGGAAAAACCAAAGCAAAAGCCGTAAAACTCAAAAATAGCATTTGCTTGCATTTGCTTGGCTTTGTAGGTACTACCTAATGTTTTAAGGTGTTTAACGGTATATATATAATAATATATATATTATATATTTATATATTACATGATATAATATTTAATAAAATAATATATTATATATTTATATTATAAAACGATCAAAAATTTTTTAAAAATTTACTGAAAATTATAAAAAAACCGTAAAAATTTATAAAAAAAATATAATTTCGTTGGGTAAGTTTTGGCTTATAACCTGCCATCTTTTTTTTGTACCCTCATTTTCTCTTGCAATTTGTTTTTTTTTATATATACTGTCCAATGTTAAGATATGTTTGTACATAAAAAACAGTTAAGTAAATATAGGCGACAATATGGAGGGTAAAGATAAGGTCGTGGGTTCAAATCCCACCACACCTAAAACCCAAACATAGAAAAACAACAGCATATAAAAGCCTCCTGTATTTACTTACGGGAGGTTTTTTTTAATGTGTAGGTCAAACACAGTGAGTTAGAGCCTCTAAAAGCAAACATATTAACAGCCCTGGATCAGCAGTACATTGGTATACATAAAAACTAATGGTATTGTTAGGAGCAACCAGGGCACCTGTACAATGCCATTTAGTTATTATGTATGCTTGCAAGGCCAACCAACCACGGCTCAACCCTAAGAAATAGCATAAAGGGATAACATAGCAAAATAATACTAAGTGCCATTTACACCAGTTTTATTTTGCTATTTTTATTAACATGGAAAACACACAAAACAAAGAAAACGAGCAAATTGTAAAACAGGAGCCAGTACAGGTTGCCCTCAGTGACGCCGACCTATTAGCGTTTATTGAGGACAGCCAACAGGCAGACTTTTACAATGAGCCAATGGCTAATTTTATTATGGCACTTTAAAGAAAAAATGGACAAATTTTTACTTTATAACAAAGACTTGGCAATACTTGACGAGCTAAGCAATGAGGAGGCAGGTATATTGTTAAAGGCTATATGCAACTACACCAAATATGGCATAGAGCCTTTGGATAAACCTACCAGGGTACATTTTGCTACGATCAAAGCCCACCTGGACGAGGACAGCCAAGTACAAAATACCATAAATAAAAAAAGAGCCGAGGCAGGCCGTTTATGAGGGCTTGCCAAAAGAAAACAACCAACGGTAGAGGAAAAAAAAGAAAAGCCCTTGGCTCTACCGATGGAGCAGTACGACTTTGTACATGAGTTTATAGATCAAACCAACCCACAGGTAGCCTACCAAATAAACCATACAAAAAATTATTGGGCCCTGCAATACAGGGAGGTAGATAAACTTGTAAAAGACGGTTACGATTTAGAGACCATACAAACCGTACTAAAATATGTTAGGCAGGACACCTTTTGGAGCAAAAACATACTAAGTATAGCAAAGCTCAGAAAAAAAGACAAAGAGGGCGTGCCGTACATAATAAAAATGGTAAACCAAGTAAGACAATACAAACCAAGGGTAGTAGATTTAGATAGTATAACCCAATAAGCATGGATCTAAAAGAGTATAAGCAACTGCTAAAAATAGTAATGTTTGATGGCACAGAAATTGTAACGGACAAACCCGAGGACATGGTACTAAAACTCCTAAACAGTGGCGTAAAGTTTGTAAAAATTGAGGGTACAATATTAAACACCTCAGACGTTAGGAGGTTAGAGCCATACATAGCATGAGGTATACAGCAGGCAATAGTAGCCGAAAAGGATCCACGTAAAAAGGAGGTTATGCAGTTTTGGTACGATACCAGGAAAAAAGAAAACAAAGCAACCAACAGCCTAAAACATTTATTGGATATATGCGAGGCTCACGGTTGGACTACTAAACTTTAATTTATTACAATTAGTACAAAATGACAGACTTTAATACACTATACTCTATAAACGTAAACGAAAAAGTAGAGGAAAAAAACGGCCTAAGTTATTTGAGTTGGGCTTGGGCATGGGCCGAGTTTAAAAAAAGTTGCCCAACAGCTACTTATGAGATCAAACTATTTGATGGTAAACCATACGTATACGATCCTATGTTAGGTTACATGGTATTTACCAGCGTTACAGTAGACGGCCTAACACACGATATGTGGCTACCAGTAATGGACTGAGCCAATAAAACCATGAAAAACGAGGCCTATACATACAAAACAAAGTATGGAGACAAAACATGTGAGGCAGCAACTATGTTTGATATAAACAAAACTATAATGCGTTGCCTAACAAAAAACTTGGCTATGTTTGGTTTAGGTTTGTATATTTATGCTGGTGAGGATCTACCCGAGGAGCAAAAGACAAAGGAGGATACAAAAACAAAGCCAGCGTTTGGTTACAAAGAATTGGAAAACCTAAAAGCAAAAAAAGACCAATACACGTTTGATACAGCACTAAAAGAGGTGCAAAAACACTATACGATAGACGACAAAATGCAGGCTGAGATTATGGCCTTGTATGGAGCTACGGCATGAGATTTATTTTAGTAACAAAATAGTACAATGGCAGATTTAACAAATTATGGTGAAAATATACGGAGTATACAAAACCAAAAAGCCAGTGCTGAGTTAGAGCTGGCAAAATTACAGGAGGAGCTACACCAAAGCGAGGTACGGCAAAAAATATTGGAAAAACAAGCCGAGGTTAGATTTTTGGCAGACAAAGAGGCTGAGCTAAAAGACAATATTTTGGCTGGCATGTTAGCAAACAACCTAAAAACGGTAGAATTTACCAACCAAAGATTTACGGCAAAGCAAAACCCAGCCAGCGTTGTTATTACAGCCGAGGATCTAATACCACAGGACTTTAAAAAGCTAAAAACACAGGTGGTAGTAGATAAAACAGCCATAAAAAAAGCTATACAGGAGGGACAAAATATTGAGGGTGCAGAGCTTAGCTATGGTTACAGTTTAGTAATAACACCAAGATAATATGGACCTATTAGAAAAATCACAGAAATTATTAAAGACATGATCCAGTGCAGATATACAGGACTTTTTACCTGACATAATAGTACAGTATGAAAAATTGGACTATGACGCCAGCAAAACGGAAATTGAGTACGACTTGTACCGTATAGCCAGGTATGAGCACTGGAAAAATAAAAAAAGTAAGGGCGAAATTAAACGGACCGACAAAGAAATAGAAATGGAGGCCAAAAAAGAGGCCCTAAAAAAGTATGGTGACCAACTACTATGGAAAAAATTAGCCAACCACTACAAACTTAACATAGAAATGTTAAGCCAACGCAGGATAGACCTGGCAGTAGAAAATAAAGCCCTAAGGGAGGCATGACTTTAACCACTAACCAATTACAAAAATGATACAAATAGAAAATTGACAAGCCACATACGATGGTAAAGATATTACAAACGAGCCTATACTGGACTACGTAGAGCAAAACGAGGACGGTATATATGAGCCAAAAACTTTATAATTTAACCAAAACAAAATGCCACAAACATATACAGTAAATAATACCCAGTATGAATATGCACCAGCATGGAGCTTGCAGGACTTTGCATGGCAAAATAATTTAGAGCTTGACACCAGGGAGGCCATAGACAAAGCCAAGGAGTTAATGGGTATTATTTACTTATTGTGGCTGGATAACCAATTTTAACCCTTAACCACAAACAAAAAATGGCAAAAATAGATACTGTGGTGGAGGAAATACTAACCAACCAACCACAAACAAGGGATAATGACCCACTGCTATATTTAAAAATAGCTGAGCACTTAGGCATAGCTCACTACTCCAAGTATGATCTACTCACAGCCCTTAGCTACCAAACAGTACAAAGAGCCAGGCGTAAATTGCAGGAGCACAACGCAAGCCTTAGAGGTGACAGCTACGTAAAAAGAAAACATTTAGAGCATGAGTACAGAGAAAAATATAGACCAACCACGGAAAGCCCTTTACCCTTTTAAACAAAAATAAAATGATGGACAAACTACACCAAGCCTTTATGGATCTAAAAGTAGTAAATTTAGCCAACGATATAGGCGTAAATTACCACACTATTTATAGCCGAGTAGACAAAAAAGTACGGCCAAAAAACATTGAGCTATTACAGGCCATGGATCAGTGGCTGGCAGTTAAAATTAAAAGGCTTATTACAATACATAGAGCCTTGCAAAAGCAACTTATTTTAGAAAATAACCTACAAAAAAAATGCAAAAATCAATAGCAAAAGACTTAGTATTTATGGTTTGGTACCATGAATACATGGACGGCTTTTTAAACTACTTGGACACTTTAATGGAGAGGGAGGAAATAGCCCAAACTCCATACGGCTTTGTAAAAGTAATGCAGTATGTAGACTTTGATGGTAACAATATAGAAAAATACCTATTTAATACATACGGTGAGGCTTTTACATACCAATTATATTTAAACAAACATGGCAACTACTAAAAAAAAGGAGACTATAAGCAAAAAAAAACTAATGGACGAAAACATAGAGATAGCAAAGCTTATAGCCAAAACCAGGGACAAATACACTTGCCAGCACTGTGGTAAAAGAGATAAAGGCCCAAACATGCACGGTAGCCATGTAATAAATGAGGCCAGGGACCATAGGCTGGCATGTGATCCGTACAACATAAAGGCCCTTTGTTATAATTGCCACTTGAATTGGTGGCACAAAAACCCAGTAGAGGCTGGCGACCGATTTAGGAAAAAATACCCAGGTAGGTTTGAGGCACTACAAAAAGCCCACATAGACTACATGAGTATGTGATCTATAAGTATTACATGGGCCTTGGAGAAAAATAAAGAGCTAAGGGAGAGTGCCACAGCATACAAAATAGATTTATCCAAATTTAAATATTGAGCAAAATGGCTAAAATAAGGATAACAAAAGTTATAGCACAAATATACGAGTGAGCCAAGCCAATAAATAGCTGGCAGGAGTATAACGACTTGTATAGTGATTATTACGACATAATAATAATAAAATGACAACTAATACTAATAGCATAAACTTTGATTTAGTACAATACATGTACTGGCTGGGTATAGATCCTACAATATGCAAAACAGTAGCAGACATGCCACAAATAAAAAGAGAAATAATGTACGAGCTCAGGCATAATATGCAAAATATTAGTACAAAAAAACTAATAATTAGAGTATTAAATAAGACCATACCGTACAAAATTAAACTTTTACAAAAAAAAATATAATTTTCTCTTGCAATTTACAAAAAAATGATTATAATACCCAACGTTAATTTAGATCTATTTATAAAAACATGAGCAAAATTTGACCAAACGGCAACCCAGTAGGGAGAAAAAAAGGCGAGTGGACGCCAGGACAATATGAGACAAGCTGGGTAATGGGTACATTTTTAGGCCTGCTGTTTAGGAGACAAAAAAGTACAATGGCCAGCAAATTTAGCAGAGAAAAAAAAAGCCTTGCTAATTTGCAGGACTGCGTAGATTATGTTAGAAAAAACTATAAAAAATAACTTAAAAAGTGTAGAGGTTACCACCAACCAACCACGGAAAGCCTCACCCCTACACTACGTAAGGGTATACACTTTTTAAGGGAAAAAGCAACCAAAACTTTTTAACCCTTAAAAAAATAAAAACATGAGCACAAAACCAACCAACCACAGTTTAGCAATACTTAGTGCAATAGCAGGTGTTGTTATTATTTTTGTTTTTTGTTTATATTGAGGTAGGATCCATAGCAATATGGAGGAAAAAAAGCAGCAAAGAATAGCTGACAGCCTACTAAATGAGATTAACCAACTTTATATAGCCAATGAGGAAATAACAAACCAATGGCAAACCTTGGAGGACCAGCAAACACAGCTACATAATAGTGCTGAGGTAAACAGGGAAAAAATAGACGAGTTGCGAGCAGAGTATAACTCAAATTTTCCTGGGCATGACAAAAAATAGTCAGTAAGGCCGTAAGAGGCTACAAGTATATAGTTTTGCACCATACAGCTACAAGTTGCATGAGTGCAGAAAAAATGAGACAAAGCATGTATAATACATACGTAGCTAATAGGTGATTTGATTATATACCTACACACTATATAGTAGGTTGCAGTGGCGACTGGGTAAAGGTAAACGAGCTGGACACAATAGTAGGAGCAACCCTAAACCCTGAGGCCAACGTAAATGGTATACACATAGAAATAGTAGGAGACTTTAACCAGTGAGAGCCTACCAATGAGCAGTACGATACAGTAAACCAACTAATACAGTGGATCATGGAAAAACACCCCGACTTAGAAATAAAGGGCCATGGTGATTTCCAAGCCAAAAACTGCCCAGGAGTAAACTTTGACTGGGACAGGATCCATAAAGGTAATAGGATAAAATTTAGCCTTAGCAGGTATTACACAGTAACACCAAACCAAAAAAGGTATTACAACGGTAGGACATACGAGGAGGACTTTAAAATAAATTGTGCTGGTGACTGCAACGTAACGGCTAATGGCCATGTACTCACCAACGCAGACAGAGGTAAAAGCGTTGCATGCCCTAAGGAGTACCCACTTGGCACCAAAATATATTTGGAGGGCATAGGAGTAGTAACCTGCAACGATAGAGGAGGTGCAATAAATGGAAATAGGCTTGACATGTGGTGCTGAATTGGCGACAAGGCCTTGGATCATTGGAGCACTTGCCCTACATGAGAGAAATACTGACACATTTTAAATGATTAACACTAACCAACCATGCAAAAAGTATATGTAACACTATATAAATATGCAGATAATTTAGAGCCTGGGGTTTTCAAAGAGATACCACGAGAAAAAATAGGAGACCACTATAAAATATACGAGCTCAAAATACCAAAATGATATGTATTTTATACATGTGGTAGGCACCAAAGAAAACATGAAGGAGCTATAAGGAGTTATTACAGTAGTAAAAGATACTTTTTTATAGGTAAAGACAGCGACTGTGATAAAATACAAAACTATAAAGTAGAAAAATTGGAAAAGCTAACACAGGCATGTATAAAAAAACTAAAACCTATTGATACTAATAAATACAAAATGCAGCGATTATTAAGAGACAAAGAAAACTTAGAAAAGGCCTTAGCAGTGGTAGAGGAAAAAATTAAAAATTGTAAATAATTTATATTTTACACCAACCAACCATGACAGAAAACACAAAAAAACTTTTTAATTTATTTAACGAGTACAACTATTTACAGGCAGAGGGCGATAAAACACTATACAGGCCACGATCAGAGAAAGACTGGCAAGGCATGAGCAGACCATACAGGCAATATATATGCAGTAAACATTTTGAGTTTGTAAAATGGTTATGCAAAAATGATAAAATAAATTTGGACAAATTAAAGATTTGCGACATGTTTTGGGATCTAACAGACTGGGTTGACACAGAGTGTAATATACTTTGTCACTTAGCTATACAAGAGGATCCTATAAAGTTTTTAGCTACTATACTAAAATAACCATGGATAAAACGACACCAAAAAACTATTTAGATTTGGAAATAAAGGACGACAACCCACAATGGGTAAAATTTGTGGACCACTTTAACCAACGACGAGAGGAAAAATTTAACGAGCCTGGATATTTTGAGTACAAAAATAGGTTTGACGACATCCATATTATTAGCAAAAAAATGCAATTTGTAGAGTGGTTGGTAGCTCAGGGCTATATAGACTTAATAAAATTAACTTGTACATGTATAAGGCATACAGATATATTGGACTTGGACTACTCCTGGTGTGATAGGTTGCTTATGATCCTGGCTATACAAGACAACCCAATAACTTTTATACTTAAATGTTTAAAATAATGTTAGAGCTTGTTTGAGCTATATACTTATTTATACACCACCCAATATTGCTGCTTATATGCTTATTGGTGGATATTATTTTAGATCGATAATATAAAAAACATGTTTAGAGCAAAATACAGGATAATTAAATGCAAAAGTATTACAGGTAAAACAGTATATGCACCACAAAAAAAGTCATTGTTTTTATGGTTAGACATGGAGACAAGCCCACGAGGTACCACCCCAGGCTATGATACAATAAAAGAGGCAGAAAAAGTAATAATAGAGGACCAAAAAAAGCAACAGGGTAGAGATTTTACAGTAGTTAAAACATTTTAACCATGAAAACAACGCAACTAAAACAGCCGACAGGCACATGGGAGGAGGATATAATTAAAGCCACAAAAAATAAAACTTTGTACCTTATTTATAAGCAAATTTTTAAGGAAAATTGCGAGCTCCAAGCAGAAAATGAGCAGCTAAAAAAAGAGATAGAGTTTTTAAGATCAGTACAGGATAAAAAGGACAAACCAGTACCAATGGTTATACACTTTTACAAAAATGCCAAGTTTGGAAATGGTGGCAAAAAATAGTTTTATATTATAATAAAATAAACATGGTGGACCTTATTTACATACAGTCAGACATTTTTGGAGACTTTTATTACAAGGTAGAGGGTTTTAAAGAGTGAGAGACTTATATTATTAGTGTTATGCTATTT